ATGTTACCAATGGCTTGAAATAATCCACTCAAGGCAGAACCAGTTGCAGATGCTTGTGCAGCACGGGCATTTGTAATGTTTGCTCTATTGGCCATTCCAAGGTCAGCACCCGTATCTGGATTAATCATTTGTGGAACTGCACTTCCGATTGCACCGAGTCCAAGTTGAAGCTGGTTTTGTCCAGCTTGATAAGACAGTGGCGCACTACCAAGTGCTTGCAAACCTGGTGCGGTGTAGAAATTCTGAGCCATGTTAAACGCCCCCATGCGAGCTGCGTCTGCTTCAGCACGTTTTCGAGCAAAAACATTTTCCCTGCCCATAATCTCAGATGCGACAGCTGCGTTGCCACCGAGTCTGCCAGATGCTTGTGCTGTTTCGCGAGCAGTTTGCTGATACATCCGTTGTTCTTGTGGAGTAACTCCCTGTGCAGATGCCCTAGCCCTTTCTGCCTCTATTTGTGCAGCATCTACCTGTGCCTGAGCTTCTGGTGACAATGCTTGTGCAAACTGCCTAAACGCTAGTGCTTGTTCCGTCATCGAGGCAAGTTCAGCAGCTCTAGCTTCAGCTAGTCCAGTGCCAGCCTCTTGTTGTGCTGTTCTTCCAAGTGCGTATAGTCCTTGTTGTCCATCTGTTCCTTGAAGAAATCTTCCTACGTCACCAAGGTTCAACCCAAGAAATTCAGGGCGGTATTGGCTTTCTAGTTGGAGAACACTTGGCAAGGCTTGTTCATAGCCCTTGACATATTTTTGAATATCTCCACCAATATCCATTTTAGGGGCTTTTACTTGAGTCCCCATTAACTTACTTGTGAATGATCCCATGATTATATTTTGTTAAAGAATTTTTTGAAATTGGTTATCCTTATGCGGTTGTCGCCTTTAAACTCTCGTTCGTAGGCAATCCAAGGAACAAGCTCAACGATTTGTAGCCCTGCTTGCCGCATATCTCCGACACATAAGGTAATAAATATGCAGTCAGATTCTTCAAGCGGCTTAGGCTGCATAGGTTTATTGCGGTCACAAAAGTAACCAAACATGAAACAATCTGGCAAAGATACAACAACACCGTAAGCAAGATGCCATTTAAGCAGTTCTGCAAAGTCAGCGTTGTTTTCACTATATATTTGTAAGGCATGGTTGATTGCTTTCATTACCGAATGAAAGAAATGCAAACTTCGTTAAAATCTCTCAATGATCCTGAACGTGTTTGGGTTTCGATTTGAAATTGGGTAGTGGATTTTGTTCCACCGTTCTGACGATACACAAGAGGCTCGTTGCTTGAGTCTGCTTGTGCTGAAGCAAAGTATGAGTAGTTCGCATCAGGAAGGGCGGTTGCAATCAACACAGTATATTTGCCAGTCGCAGTCTTTGTAACAGACGTTACGTTACCAGATGAAATAAGATAACGAGTTGTATTCGTAGTATCAGCAGTCCCAGCAGCGTTACGGTTTGGATCAAATGCTACCCATGCACGAATACCGTAGATAGGTGCTGTGCCAGATGGGTTTGGCATATTGGCGGTTCCAAATGTAACTCCTCCAGATGCTGATGTGACAATAGCTCCAGTTCCTTGGTTTGAAATGGTTAATACTCCATTTATGCCAGAATCTCTAATTATTCTCGCGTCATTATCTATAATCGGGAAGGATGAATGGAAATCAATATACGAAGTAGAATCTGCCGTGATACCATTACCAAGTTCAACAGCTCTTTGACTAAGTGTAAGTGTTCCACCAGCACTATCCCAAGATGGGCCAGCGGTTGATAGTTTTGCTGGGGTTACTGCTCCATCGTTAATTGCTGTTGTCGTGACAGCATTTGTGGATAGTTCGTTGGATGTAATTCCTGCTGCACGAATTTTAAGTTTCCCAGATGCAACCTCCAAAGTAGTCCCAATAATAGCATCAGATGTAATCGTGGTCTGGTCGATGATGTTGTTCATCTTCGCGCTAGTGATTGTATCAGTAGCTGTAAATGTGTAAGTTGTATCAACCGCGCCCATATATTATTTCTGTGAGATTATTTGTCTATTAGTAATTGAACCAGAGACTTTAATAGAATTTACTTTAGGTGAACCTATGGTTCTTGTCAAGATCATCGTGCCAGTATAACCTCTGATACCTCCAAGCCTACAACGTATGCCTGCTGTTTCTGCTTCGTTTGCAGAACTCGGTGCTAGAACTTCACCACCAAGAAAATCTGTGGTTGTCCCAATGAATTGTGATAAATCTGGATCTTCCGCAGCGAATGATATGCTATACTCGCCAGTTTCCCCAGCAAGGTTTTGCATAACAACCTGTGCGTCTGTAAACCTTTTGCGATCCATTGTTTTAAAGTCATACCCACGGGTCGTTAATATCGAGTTAATCGTAGGAGTTACAACTAAATTACTTGTATTTGATACACTTAAACGATCAATAGAGCTATCGGTTGCTTCAAGTTGGTGTAATCCACCGTTAGCGGTAACTGCATAGATGTTATTACGAACATCAGCACTACCAATTACGAAATTTTTAATAAGAAAGTTGGAATCACCAAAGGTATCTAATGATTCCCAGCCTTTATTCAGGAAGTTAAACACCAAAATAGAGTTATTACCACGCGCATCGTTAGCACCAGCAACGGAATCAAGCGGAACAGCAAGGTAATAACGGTTGTTATACAAAATACCGACTGCTTCATCAGCATAATCCTTGTTGATACGGTCGATATATGGCTGGATGTTCTTAGAAATAGGCTCATCTGCACCACGAAGGTTGTAATCGTTCAAGAACTCAACAGCATATACGCCATCATCCGACAGGAACATGACCGTATTGCCACGCGACACAATAGTTTTGCGAGATAAGCAACCAACTTCTGATGTTAATTCTGTAACCTTGGTATCAAGCAAACTTCCAGTCGTTCCTGTTATCAAATGCAGGCTGTTGCGGTTGAATATAATCAACCTATCTTCATAGAAGCCGTGCATACCAACCACATAATCAGCAGTTCCACCACTAATGCGGAATTGATTCTCAATCTGGTCAAATGTTGTGGTGTCTAAAATATCCGATACGGCTATNTCATCAGTAATCTTTGTGCTGGTATAGACTGGGGCGTTATATGCTCCAGATACGCTGTAATAATGCGGAACCCACAATCTACGCTGAAAATAAACTCCCCAAGGTGCGCCTGGTTGGTGCATAAAACCACCTCCTACGCTAAACTGACCACCAAACTCAAAGGCATCAGATGACGATGTGTTGTAATCTCCGATTGGTGCATACCAGTTAATCGTGGTTGTGGTAGCTGCTGTGACATAATACTGATTACCAAGCATCCCATCTAGTTCTGCGGTTGCAGTTTGTCTGACAATAATAACATCTCCTGCGCGGATCGTGGTATTTCCTGCAACGGTTGCTGTAACAAGTCCACCAACAACATCTACGTCTTTAGCTGTGATATTGAAGGTCTGTGGTTGGGTATACGCCCCGCCAGGAGAAAGTGTAAATCCGTCCGTAGCAGTCGCGGCGGTAACAACAAAAGTCGTGCTAGTTGAGATTCCTGAAGCTACAAATGTAAATGTGTCCTTATCTACTACCGTTGCGACAACATACGTTCCGTTTGGAAATGTTCCTCCAGTAAGACCTGCAATCACGATTGATGTTCCAACTAATAANCCGTGTTCACGAACGCTCATTGTCACCACAGTATTAGGGCTGGCCGTAGCATTAGAATTAGCAGAAAGTATTGGTCTGCCATTAGGATACCACTCAAATGCCTGCTGCCCATCGCGGAACAGCATTACTTTGTCAAATACCTGAATCATTTCGGTGTCAGCTCCAAGAGCTTGTCCAATCGGATAAGCAATATCAGTTGTGCTGTAATCAGTTAAATCAACTTTCTTTGCCAAAGTATCCAAGGCAATAATCACATATTCTTTGTTGCTAGTATTAGGGTCGCTAAACAAGCAGGATGCACGGACATTGGCATTTGCAGTATCGTTAATCGGCATCTGCGATAATGTGCCATTAGTATCCGTTACAGAAGTAATCCCAGAAACTGTATACTCCAAGGTATTCGTATCGTAATACGTAAGCAAATAACTTCCGTTAACTGCAGTATCCAGCCCAGCAATAGTCGCCCAACCAGAAGTTCCTGCAGCAAATCCATGCGACGTAACTGTAATACGAATCGTTCCCGTAACAGGAACAGTCACGTTAGAAATAGTTTTAGGTGAATCAATCAGGTAAAACGGTAACTGCAATGGCGTTCCGCCAGTAGTAAATGCGCTAGTCTTTTCCACGATTCCCTTACGAGGCCGCCAATAGCCCTCCATCCTACCATTCAATGACTCTCTTACCTCACCCGCCTGAAGCTGGTTTAACTGCAAACGCTGGTTAATACCAACAAAACCAGTATCGCCATCAATTAGCGTTTGGTCGTCAAGCCCACCAAATGAACGGTAAGATGCCACGGTTTATTGGTCGTAAGCAATGCAAGTTCCGCTGGAAAC